GTGTCGGTTCCCCTTGAACCTCTTCAACATTTTCTTCCATCATGCCTGTTGGTGTCTCTTCAATCATAGATGCATCTTCTACTAATTCTCCACCTTGATATCCCATTCTTCCACCATAGGCTGCCATCTGAGGTGCTCCTTGTTGTCCCTGAGCCATTGGGCCTTGGCCTTGAGCCTGTTGTAAGACTGCCATTTTAAATTGTTGGTAAGACATCGTCCCACCTTGGTTACGATACTTTTGATATTCCATTCGTAGCATTTGTTCAGCTTGAGCATCTCCAGCTCCACCGCCATTGGCTAAGCCAACGATTCCACCTTCCTTTGATCCATAGTACCCAGACATAACAGATTCTGGTGGAGGTAAAAAAGCTAAACTTGGATGTCTGTCTTTTGCCATTTGTCTTATGTCCGAAATACTTTTAGGAGTTACAGACCATGATTCTCCTTCTTCTTCTTCGTCTTCATTTCCTGCCATAAAAGGTAAGGCCATTCCTAATCCACCGGCACCAATCATTGCTGCTTGACCTGGATTACCTTTAATCCAATTCCATGCACCACCTAACATACCTTTTGATGCTGGTGCAGGACCAATCTTTGAACCCCCAAATAAAAACTTACCGGGACCGCTTGCCATACCCTTGCTCCACCAGTTTTTACCTGCTCCGCTTCCTGGAAGACCCCATCTATTTAATCCATATGCTGCAGCTGCGCCTAGAGCTAGTTTTCCTAGCTTACTTTTATATACTTTCTTGGCGCCTCTTCCTACTTTTTTAACCGCTTTTTTAATGAAGCTTCCTAGTCCGTATCGTTGTCTGTGTGGTTGTGTCATAATTTTGCCTAAATTTTCAACCTACTTTGTTTTACCGAATAAATCAAGCTTCGGCATCAGGACATGGACGTCTCTTCGGATGTCTTTTTCATTAATTCCCTTGGCTTTCCACTCTTCTTCGGTCTTATAAATCTCTTTTGTTTTTAAATTACTGATCGTTGTCGTCACTTTAGCTGCTTTAAGTTCCATTATACTGTAACCTCCTTTTTAATATTTAAATAACTAATTGTGATGTCTACCCCATCCGTTACAGTTCCTGCTGTTGTATAGGAAAGAACTGTATTGCCTTCTACTACCATAGGGTTGGTAAGAATTTCTACACTCGTTGCTGCGACTAATGTTTCAGTGTTAATAACCTGAAAACCATTATTGGTAATAGTAATAGTTGGGGTATTAGAACCCGACTTATTGGTTACATGCAAAGACTTCACAATGTATGTTTCTGAAACTAATGGATTTTGAGTAACCACTCCATTGATCGTAGTCGTCCCAAAGAACTTAATAGGACCTTCGGCCGATGTGCTAGTAACTCCATACATTTTGTATTCATTAATAACAGCCATTATTCTAAAAAGAAACTTCTCGCTTCTATCTCCTGTTTAACTTCTTGTTGAAAAGAAGTATTAAGTTTATTAATGACAGCGTCAAGATCTCGAATTAAAGATGAAAAAGTTTTTTGATCGTACTCCTTACTTGCTCTTGTTAGGGCGTGAGTAATTTTTGCCATTAAACAAGACTCGCTATTCCTTGATCACTTTCTCCTTCTCCTTCTGCTCCTACTACTTGGCCGAATTCTTCTGAAGCTATTTGATAAGCTTCCTGCCAAGACATACCTTCATCCATTAATTCTTGGATTCTTATTTCGAAAGGACTCGCTTCAGCCATTTCACTATAAGGAACTCCTTGATCTTGCATAAAGTCTAATGTGTTTTCATCTTCGAATTCGTCTCCTTGATATCCTCCAGGATTAACGACTCTTCCTCTGTTGTAACCTATTCTTCCTCCCTGATTCATATACTCAGCATTAATCCCTTTCTTTGATAGATAATTTACTGCACTTGCATCCATTCCGGCTGCGGTGTTTTTATTAAAATTAACACCTTGAAAATCATTAACATTTGTACCACCGGTGATGTTAGTATTTTGAAATCTATTTGGATCATACCTACTACCCATACCATAATAGCCTTGATCCTCACCTACTCTTAAACCTGGACCTATTACCGGCTCTTGTCTGTTTACAGCGAGTCCTAAGTCATTTCCTACGGTCGGACCATCAAAACTATAATTACTTTTCCCCTGACCTAGGTAAGGTTTGTCTTTATATTTATCCGTGTTTCTATTGAAATATCTATCAAGAGTAGGGTAATTACCAAATTCTTCAACCTCGTCTCCAATACCTGTGGCTTTATTTTTTGCCCAATTTTTAGCAGTCATAAGTCCACTTAGAAGTTTCCCTGGAATTCCTCCGAATATACCTAGCGCTCCTCTCAATAAACCTCCTATACCTCCCCATCTACTCGGTGCTTTGTAAGTTCTTCCGTAATGCGATTCAGGCATTGTAGTTGTTGAACCTGTTCTACCAGCTAGTAAACCTAATTCGGCAGGACTTTTAGCTGTACTATAACTCTTTGTACCAGTACTAGCCCAACCTTTATCACTTGCGCTTTTATCCATACCAGCACTAATGTCTGAACCTGCTCTGCCTGTACCAGCATCATTTAAACTCATGATACCTGAGGGGCCTACATTAGGTCCATTTTTTAAAGAGCCATGGAGATCTTTTTTAAGGATTAAATCTTTTTCTTTTTTTGTAATATATGCTAATTCTGTTGAAGGGTGTTTTGGTCCTGATTGCCAATGTAAAGGAGCCTTAACCATTTTCTGTTTGCCAAGATAGTTTCTAACTTTTCCTTGCATTTCATAATTAATTTTTTTATCTGTGGCCATTATCTTCTCCCGTCTGGTTGTATATCCAACCTAAATGATCCGAGTTTCCAGTTTTGGGAAACCGCTGTGTTTTCTATCTTAAGTGCAATAGCTCTTGCTCTTGCACGTGTGTCCACTTTAGCAGTGGAACTACTAATTGTAAAGGGTCCAAGTGAAGAACTCGCCGCGGCATCATTAGGATAATCTCTCAACATTAAGGTAATTCGAGTGTCCCCCGTCTGAGTAAGAAAATCCGGAAGGAATCTTCTGATCTTCATTATGTATTCCCCGTCTCCTCTAAGATCTGGAGCTCCTATCATTTGTCCCTGAGCACTTCTTTTCTGTGTAATATCAAAATCCCCTGAAGTAATTTCAGCTAAGACAGCGGTTACTGCTCCTCCTGCGTTAACTTGGTCGGTCCCTGTTTCGTGTTCATAGTAGATGGTAATACCATCCGTATTGCCTACTACATCATAGGATACATCATCAGCATTGTCATAATAACAAGCATGAGGTTTATCGTAGATAGAAGAGTCTGACCAGGCTGTTCTCGGCAGAGAACCCGTATACCATATTGGTTTTTTAAGCATTACTGATTCTAAATAATTATAAGTCACCACTCGATCCACTACATTGGAACCTGAGCTACAATAAAACCAGTTCACTTCTCCAAATAGATTATTGAGTCCTGCATTAATTAAATTTCTAGATGTACTATTGAGATCATCAAAAACATAATCTTCAACGAGACAGGGCATCGATTGAAGTTGACCTGCGTATTGAAAGAATCCATTTTCTGACATCCAGAAAGCGGTACCATCAACTTCCATGCAGGCATTCTTACCAATGAGTCCACAGTTAGTTCCGACTTGTTCAAAAGAAAAGGTAAAGGGTTGACCCACAAAACGCATCAAGAAGATAGCTGAGTCGGTCCAAATGTAAATAGCATCTCGACCCCGAATAGACCCCATAATTTTAGAACCATTTGCTAGCCGTTGAGTTCCTGCCGTATTCGTTGCGGTAGGAGTATAGTCACTAGTACTTTCTTGATCGGACCATCTTATGTACATGTCATCTTGTGATGATACAGTCCCAATCGTGGTTTCAGTTCCAAAGAAAATTAAGTGTCTATCAACGGGAGATACTAACATATGTCGGGAAGCAGTTGGTGCTCCGGAAACTACTGTGGCTCGAGTTCCAGTAGCATTAGATATAGTTGAATCCCATGAAAAACATTTACTATTATAAATCAAAGCAATAAGAGTAGTGCCATAATTATCTAAAACCCACATGCCGGGTTCAAGAGTTACCTCGTCCGTAGAAGATTGACCCCAGCCAACATAATCTGAAATGTTAGTAACAGTTGCACCCGATGTATGTCCGGCTAGAGTAGTTCCATTTTGAGCACGGGCACCACCACTTAAAGTATTAGTGACTATATCATTAGCCGTAAAAGTAATTTCCTCTGTACCTATTTTAATTGTTCCTGAAGATGGAAAGGCTGCTGAGCTCGCTAAAACAATAGTAGTGACTGCAGCCGGAGGCACTGCAAGAGTTGTTGCTAAAGTCGTAGTCGCTGGACCCGAAGAGGTTCCTGAATACTGACCAGTACCCCAACCAAATCCTCCAAGTTCTTGAGCGGGACCCACTGTGTAATAAGTTTGGGCTCTACAACTTCCTACATTAGTTGTGGTTCCTGATGCAGCAGAACCCATCGTTATGGTAATACTCGTTGCTGTAGGAATAGACGTAGCCATAAATTTTTTATCTTCAAAATCTGCATCGGTGTAGCCTGAACCCGGAGGTGCGGTAACTGTATCTAAGAAAACAATATCATCTTCGGACATACCATGGGGAGTTGGAAAGGTTATCGTAACTGTTGTTGTCGCATCTGTAGAAAAATCACATCCCGTAATTGTTTTATCAATGGGATGAATGTCGTAATATTGTCCACTTGAATAGACATATAAAATTCTGTTTGTTCCTATAGCCGCGTATCTAATTCCCGCATTATCATCAAAATGGTGAAGGGCTCGTGCTGCTCCAGTTAAATTATCCGCGCCTAATTGGTCCCAGCCACCTAGTTTTTCCGGGGTTCCATAGCGAAAACGGACATAGTCTCCTCCTGTCCACTGCCCTTCGGCACCAGTAGGTGTGACTTGTTTATTAAATCCTGGTAAAAAGTTTACTTTTTGTAGCATATAAAGAACCTGTTTATCATGACTTATATCAGATCATAAGGAAATTCAATATCTTTAATGGAACGTATAAACCAACACTACTCTATACCCCTTTTTCGGCGTTAAATGATTATGGGGTTGATTATCTGCCATAATCCCTGTGTTGTTTTCTGGTTTAATTCTTTTTATTATTTTTTTACAATCTTTATCATAGAAAATAGTAAATGAATTTTTATCATCAACATGTAAAAAAATCAGTAGTTGTTTATGAGGATAGTCATGGTCCTTGTGGATAGCACATTCTTTTACACCACTATTAAAAGTAAGATTTATACTTATCCTTAATAAATTTTTATATTTGAACTTAAACCTCTTGCTTATAATATTAAATAAATTAGCAACATAATTATAATGGGGAGAATTTCTTCTATCAGTTCCCTCTTTAACCTCTTCAGGTCTCATTAAAATTTTGTGATTAAAATAAGGAAAAGAATCAGTATCAACACTTATTCGTTTACTTAAATAATAAGGAAAATATAAATTGTCTAATACTTGCGTTTTAAAATATTTTTGTTCATCTTTATTTAAAATATTTTTAAATTGTTTTATGGCCATTTAATACTCCTTTCGGTATAGCTTGACAGTTCCAATGAATAAATCTAAATGTTTCATTTCCACCACCTTCCTGTTTTAAATATAGTTGCACTGATTCTGGTTCCTCGAGTAACCGGAGTTACTTGATGCAATATAAACGATGGAAATACTACTAAAGATCCAGGTTTATTTAACTCTTTTATCTCTACGGGCTCGTTATTAAACAAAAAGAACTTTCCTCCAGAATATTCTTTTTCTGATAAATTAATTAGTGTGGTTAGCTTAGTGGTGAATTTTTCATCATACTCTTCTCCGTCTATATGCCATTTATATTCTCCTTGATTAGTGGATTTATAAGTATTTTGCACTACCCAATCATTAATACTTTCATATAAATCAAAACCATACGCGGCTCTGTTGATCTTTAAGATGTTATAATTTACATCTTTTATTTTTTTTAATTCTTCGTAAGGCATGTGCACTGCTTTAGAGGTTTTAAGGGTAATAGCTTTCTCAGTAAATTTTTCAGCTTTTTTATTAAAAGCTGAGTTAAGTTTTTTAATCTCGTCTGGTTTTAAATAATCGTTAATATAGTAATAAAGAAATTTCATTATAAAAACTCATACGGGAATAAATCCTGCATTAATATCAATTGTTCCAACTTTTTTATATAACTTTTGTAAAATTTCCTCATCAACAATATCAAAAGCAACTGTTATGCGTTTACCTTGAAAAGGAGTAAGAATTTTTACCTTATGGTGTTGGTAACTGTATCCTAAATATAATTTTCCTACCTCATTTTTTATAGTATATTTTTTAAAGGTGGTTTCAGTATGTTTAGGATCAATACTTACATAACCATGAAACAAGGAATCTTTATGAAAATGCCAGTCTAAAACTTCATGTTGCTCATGAAAATTTAACCAACATTGATACCATAAAGGTTTTTTATGTTTAGAAAATTTTCTAATAATTTTTTGTAAGTCTTTAAAAAATTTATAATATAAAGGACAGCCTACAGTTAAAGTTGTAAGGTTATAATATCTATAGAACCAAGTCGTAGACATTTCATTAAAAGGTTTACCGTACGTAAAAACAAATCTTTTATGAGCTAATTCAGATGTTTTAATAAATTCTTTTTGATTATTTTTTATATAGCTTAAATTTTTAATTAAATATTTCATCTCCATGGTTTTCCTAAATACCACATAACTAAACTATATCTCTTTCCACTTAAAATTGGTCCTACTCTATGCCAGATAGAAGAAGGAAAGACAACTATAGATCCTTGTGGAGATATTTCATTACACTTATGAATAGATTTTTTATCGTTATAATGGTTGCGATAATCAAATTCTAACTCTCCTCCTTTATAATCTCTAGGATTAGATAAACTTACGATTACTGAGAGCTTCCGTATTTTTTGATAATAATTTTGTTTTTTAGGATCATCATACGGATTTGGAAAAGTGTCCATATGCCAATCATAAAATTGATTTTTTTTATAACTTGTAAACTGACAAGTTTCACACCAATCTATTTCAAAATTCCAGCCAGCCATTTTATTGGCTTTGTGTACATAAGGATGTATTTCTTTATAGATCCAAGTATCATTTAACCATACTACATCAGCGTTTCTTTTTTTTTCATCAAGACCTTCCGTTTTTAAAGTGCCTTTTTTTAAAGTCTCTTTAAGACCTTCTTTGATAATTTTTTTACAAAAAGAATCCGAAAGTGATTTTGTAAAGTACCAGTAATAATAATTAAATAACATAACAGTATATCTTTTTAGGAGATACACTCTATCGTATTATAATGTTATAGCAAGTATTTTAAATCGGATCCCAAGATTGAGTAGATTCATTCCAAGAATAGGGTCCATCATTTGGATGAGCAACTGGTGGATCCCATACACAAGTAGTTTCATTTAAAGTCCAACTTGGGTAAGGTTTTGGAGATATAAAAGCGTCTTTCACTGCATCATAGGTATATCCAATACCAGCGTAATTTTTCCTAAAAGGAGTTCCTCCTAAAAAATGCTCATTTCCTACTGTATTGTAAGATGTTTGTTTCCAATTAATATCAGATCCAAATAAAGATTTTAAAAATTCTATTCCTTTTGCTTCTGATTCTGTTCCATTATCATTCAAAACGGAATTATTAATCACAGTTACTTCTGTGACTATATTATTTTCATCTAATTTTGCAAAATGTGCCATTATGCTGTGTAACTTCCACTCCCAGTATATTTTAAAACTTTAAAATCTCCGTCTGTTGTAATTGTTGGAGAACCTGTTGTAGTTCCAGTATAAGATGCAGTAGCAATTCTTAATATAGTTAGTCCAGAACCTCCGCCGCCACCTGCTGGGGGTCCATAATCGGAACCACCTCCGCCGCCGCTACCAGTGTTTACTGTTCCTGCAACTCCAGCTGTATTTGAACCTTGACCGCCATTTCCACCGCCGCCTGTTCCTCCGAAACCAGATGAACCACCACCAGCATAGTGACCACCTCCGCCACCACCACCAGTTAATGTTATTGCCGATCCTGTAATAGAAGTAGCAGTACCATTTCCACCATTTCCACCATCTTGAGCCGGGGCATCACCACCAACAGCACCAGCACCTCCGCCGCCAGCAGTTCCAAAAGTACCTAATCTGTCTCCTCCATTATTTCCTTCTGATGGAGTATATGCTCCTTCATTTCCTTGTCCAGGTCCACCGGCTCCAGCATCTTCTCCGCCACCGCAGCCTCCGGTTGCCTGTGCTCCTGAAATACCTGCTCCATAACCACCGGCTCTTCCACCGCCAGTTGTGTTAGTTGTTCCTGCAGAAGAAGATGCTATTGATGAAGTTGTTCCTTTAGTTCCAGAGTTATAGCTGCCACCAGCTCCACCGGCTCCTCCTCCACCTATTGTTATTGTAAAAACTTCTCCAGGATAAAGTGAGTATTCAGTAAAATATCTTTGTCCTCCGCCGCCACCACCGGCACCGTGTGCTGAACCAGCTCCACCTCCGCCAGCGATTAATAAAAGTTCAGCAGTAAGAGTTGCCACACCTCCTGAGCCGAATCCTAAAACTTGATATCCAAAAGACATATTCTATTTCTCCTATGCGTCGTTAGCTGCGTCAGTAGTATAAAATAATTGAATTCCTAATAATCGTGCATCACCGGTAAAGTCATCCGTACCATCGTCCGCATTTCTTTCTAATTGAAAAAATACTTGATTGCCGTCAGCTTTAGTTCCCGCAATCGTTATTGCAGAACTTTCTGGAC